GAACTAGGAGATCTGTGATGAACTGTTCCCGTTGTCACCACTTCGATCGCTTCAAGCCGGATAGTGCCGAAGGCGTTTGTCTCGCGCACCCGCCGACAGCCAGCGTCATCATGGTGCGGGGAGGCCCGGACGGCTTCCGCCCCGAGAACTTCACGGCCTTCCCAACACTCAACGAAGGTCAGACCTGCGGCGAATGGACTGCAGCGCACGCCCGACTCATCATCCCGAACTAACCCCCAACCAAAGGTCAGCCATGCAACGACCCCCTTTCCCTTCCGTAATCGACGCCTCTCTCCTCTCCGCCTTCAAGTCCTGTCCCCAGAAGTGCTTCCGCGAGTACATCGAGCACTGGAAGCCCCGCACCCCCAACATCCACCTACACGCTGGCAAGGCCTACGCCAGTGGTATGGAAGCTGCGCGCCTCGCTTACTACGTCGAGGGCCTCGGTGAAGACGAATCCGTTGCCAAGGGCCTGGGCGTCCTGATGAAGGAATACGGTGATTTCGAGTGCCCGCCCGACAGCGCGAAGTCGCTGGAACGCATGTGCGGCGCGTTCGAGTACTACTTCAGCGTCTACCCCATCTCGATGGACGCAGCAGTTCCGGTCTCCCTCCCCGACGGTCGGCGCGGCATCGAGTTCTCCTTCGCCGAGCCGATCGAGGAAACGCACCCCGAGACTGGCGACCCGCTCCTGTACGTCGGCCGCTTTGACGGGCTGATGAACTACGCAGGCGCCGTCTACGGTCTGGATGACAAGACGACCTCGAGCCTTGGCGCCTCCTGGCCGAAGCAGTGGGACCTGCGTTCTCAGTTCACCGGGTACACATGGGGCGCAGGGCGCGCAGGCATCCGCGTTGACGGCTTCATCGTCCGGGGTATTTCCATCCTCAAGACGAAGTACGACACCCTCCAGCCGATCACGTACCGTCCTCAGTGGATGGTTGATATGTGGTACGAGCAGATCCACCGTGACATCCGGCGTATGAAGGCGATGTGGGAAGAAGGCTACTGGGACTTCAACCTCGACCATGCGTGTACGGAATTCGGCAGCTGCGTCTTCCGCACCATCTGCATGAGCGAGCCGGCGAAGCGCATCAACTGGCTCCAGACGAATTTCGAGCGCCGTCGCTGGGACCCGGTGACGCGGGAAGAAATCGTCCTCGAGGCATGACTCGTGCCCTCCCAGCACTTCTTCGTCGAGGGCCGGTACCTGGGAGCCCGGCAAGTCCCTCCGTTCCGCAAAATACCAGGGATGGAAATCCGGCCCTACGACTCCCATGTTTTCTACTGCATCCGGTGCGGCGAGATATGGGGACGGATGCTGATCGAGGGGGCGACGTACACCCAGCTGACTCAACGTCCGTGCGCCAAGCACGGTGACGGGCATCTGTCCGAGGATTGGCTCCCCGCTGAGTACAACCGGACGAGGTTTGAGGAGGACTGGCCTCCTGACGCAGTTAAATATGAGTTCGAGTGCCAGATCATTCGGGCTCTTAAGGAAGCAAGATGACAGTAACAACCGACACAACAGTCGATTCCCCGAACTACCTTTCGGGACCGAAGATCCTCCTCCAGGGCGACTCCGGCAGTGGCAAGACTTACGCCATCGCCTCGATGGTCGAGTGGGCCGCGCACCAGAACCCGCCACGCCCGGTCTACGTCCTCTTTACCGAGAACGGGCTCGAGACTTTGCTGGGCTTCTGGCGCGACAAGGGACAGCCTGTGCCTCCCAACCTCTCCTGGCACAACGTCAAGGCCGGCACGCTCTCCCTCAAAGCCCTCACGGACGCTGCGCAGAAGGTCGGCATGTTGTCCTACGACTCGATCACCAAGATGGTCGATCCCGAGCGCGGCTCCAACAACCCTTACTACAAGATCATGCAGGCGCTCGCTGATTTCCCCGACGATCGCACGGGGCAGAAGCGCGGGAATATCGGCAGCTGGGGGCCCGAAGCCATATTTGCTATTGACTCGCTGAGCCAGCTCGCCTACGCCTGCATGACGATGGTTATCGGGAACAAGCCGACAGCCTCCCAGCCTGACTACGGCGTGGCACAGAACAACCTGATGAACTTTCTTCGCTTCATCACGCAGGGTTTCGTCCCCACTGTTGTCATGACGGCGCACGTTCAGCGCCAGGTCAACGAGATCACCGGCGGCGTGCAGCTGATGACGAAGGCGATCGGCAAGGCGATGGCCGACGACATTCCCCAGCTGTTCTCCGAAGTCCTGTACTCGGTGCGCGAGGCGAATGCTTGGTATTGGGATACCGCTGCTGTCGGCGTCACGACGAAGACCCGTTACCTCCCCATCGCTGGGAAGCAGAAGCCGGACTTCGCTACAATCATGAACAAGTGGGTTGCGCGGGGTGTGGTATGACTGACGGTCAAAATCAAATCATTGATTTGCTGTCTAAGCAGATTGCCGCCGTGCTTCACCGCCTGAAACACGAAGAGTATTTCCCCGGCCGTGACCCCGATACGATGGATCAGATCATCACCGACTCTCGCAAAGCCGTTGATGCTCTGCGAGCGCACAGAACTCAACTGGAAGACTTGTTCACCCTTGTCTCCCTTTGAATCCGCCGTCAGTCGGTTACTGGCAACTTCCCTCCACTTCCTTCAAGGAAACATTACCATGAGCACCAACTTCGATCCCGCAGCCTTTCTGGACATGCCTGTCGATGAAGCCAACGTCAAGCGCCCTCCGGTGATGATTGGCGACTACACAGCCACAGTAAAGGACGTGACGGCCGAGGCCTGGCAATCCAAGACCAAGGTCGATGAGACGACGGGTCAGCTGAGGGCCGGCCTGAAGTACTCCGTCAAGCTGACGCTCGAGATCCCCGAAGCCGAACGCACCCGCATCGGCCTCACCCAGACCTCGATCGAGCTGGGCGACAGCATCATGCTGGAACTGAACGCCAGCGGCGGCATCGACACGGCGCCGGGCAAGAACGGTTCGCTGCGCCGCTACCGCGATGCACTGGACATGAACAAGCCGGGCCAGCCGTTCAAGGCACGCGACATGATCGGCCGTCTGCTGCTGGTCAAGATCGCGCATCGCGAGTACCCGGAAGGCTCCGGCGACCTCGTGGAAGAGATCAAGGGCGTCGCGCGTATCGGCGGCTGATCCGTTCATCCCCCTACGAGGGTTCTCCCTCCTATCTCCTCTGCCCTCGTAGCTTTGCCCCTCAGTGTTTGGTCCGCCCGGTGCTGAGGGGCTTTTTTCTTGGAGCTGAAATGCAAAAATCGAAGTTTAACTTGAACACGGAAGCCGTAATGTTCGCGGCACGGACCCTCCAGCAGCAGTGCTTCGGGGCCGCTTTCGCTGCAGGCTGGCACCATGATCTCAAGTCGGGCGAGCTCAAGCAGCACAACAAGGGTGAGCGTCTGATGCTCATCGTCACTGAACTCGCCGAGGCGTACGAAGGCGCGCGGAAGGGGCTGATGGATGACAAGCTGCCGCTGCATCCGATGCACGCAGTTGAGCTTGCCGACACCGTGATTCGCTGCTTTGATGAGGCAGGTGTCTGGGGTTATGACCTCGGCGCCATCATCGCAGAGAAGATGTTGTTCAACACTACCCGCCCTGACCACAAGCGCGAAGCCCGCCTCGCTCCCGGCGGGAAGAAAGACTGAAATGCGACTTATCCCTTTCAAAGATATCAAGATCCCCGAGAACCGTCAACGGCGTGAGTTCAAGCCGGAAGAACTCGAAGACCTCAAGGGCTCGATCCAGGACTCGCAGCACGGCTTGCTCCACGCCGTTGTCGTGCGGGAAAAGGGCGGCGTCATTCTCCTCGTTGCAGGCGAACGACGCCTCCGCGCCATCGAAGATGTGTACGCCCTCGAAGGTCAGTTCTGGTACGACGGCGCCATAGTCCCGGCAGGGATGGTGCCCTGCAGTTCCCTCGGCGAACTTTCCGAACTCGAAGCGTACGCAGCCGAACTCGAGGAGAACATCCGGCGCGTCGATTTGACCTGGCAAGAGAAGGCGGAGGCCACGACGAAGCTTGTGAACCTCCGTTCCCTCCAAGCGACCAACCGGGGCGAGGAAGCGCCGAAGATAAGCGAAGTTGCGCTTGAGGCTCACCCCGATCTCGTACCTGCGGCAGCGCAGAACGCTGCCCGGACGGAAATCACCGTTGCTCGGCACCTCGATGATCCCGAAGTCCGCGCCGCACCTTCGATGAAGGAAGCGCTCAAGATCATCAAGAAGAAAGAAGATGTTAAGCGCAACATCGAACTTGCGGCGAAGGTGGGCGAAACCTTCTCCTCGAAGAAGCACGCACTCCTCCTCGGCGACTCCCAAAAGTGGGCAGCGGGGAAGGCTGGCGGCCTCTTCGACATCATCCTGACCGACCCTCCTTACGGCATGGGCGCCAACAATTTCGGTGACTCGGGCAAGGGCACGGAGGCGGCGGCTCACTTCTACGACGACTCGTTCGAAAACTGGGTGAAGCTTCTCGAATGGTTCGCGCCCGAGTCCTTCCGCCTTGCCAAGCCCGACGCTCATCTGTACGCCTTCTGCGATATCGGAAACTTCGGCATGTTTAAAGATCGGATGGCCGAGGCCGGCTGGAAGGTATTCCGCACTCCACTGATCTGGCACAACCCCAGTGGCTTCCGCACTCCCTGGCCTTTCCACGGACCGCAGCGAAAGTACGAGTGCATCCTCTACGCGGTGAAAGGGGAGAAGAAGGTCACAGTAATGCGTAGCGATGTGCTGGAGTATTCAAAAGACACCGCCGTCGGCCACCCTGCCCAGAAGCCGGTGGAACTCCTCGTCGATCTCCTCCGCCGTTCCGCCGCACCCGGTGACGAGGTGGTTGACTTTTTCGCGGGCAGTGGCGCGACGATCGAGGCGGCGAACGAACTCAAGCTCGCCTGCACGGCGATCGAACAGAATCAAAACGCTTACGGCATCGCCTTGAAGCGTCTCCAAGGCCTCTCTTCTTTTGATGAAGGACCGTTTTAACATGAGCGCAATCATTCTTGATACGGAAACAACTCAGGTCGATGAACCGGAAGTCATCCAACTGGCATGGCGCCGACACGGTCCTGTGGGGACGCAGGAGACCTTCTGCTCCAACTACGAGCCCGAAGGCATGATCCAGTGGGGTGCGATGGGAGTTCACAACATCATCCCGGCAGACCTCGTGGACTGCCAGCCTTCCGCCGAGGCCAGGAAGGACTTGCCCAACGCCGCCTACTGGATCGGCCACAACATCGACTTCGATTGGGGTGCTCTCGGCAGCCCACCGAGCGTGAAGCGTATTTGCACCCTTGCGATGGCGCGGCATCTGTGGCCGGAGCTGGACTCGCACAAGCTCGTAACCCTGATGTACTTCACCCAGGGGGCGAACGAACAAACCCGCCAGAAAGTCAGCCGTGCCCACTCCGCCCTGGACGATGTCTTGATGTGCGAGGAGTTGTACGAGGTTATCTGCCAAGTCGCCAAACTCGATCCCCGCGACTACGAGAAAGTGTGGGTTTTCAGCGAGGAGGCGCGTATCCCCAAAGTCTGGCCGGGGGGCAAGTTCAAGGGACAGCCAATCGCAGCAGCCGATCGAGGGTATGCGAACTGGTGCCGGCGACAGCCAGGTTACGACCCGCATACTCTTGAAGCACTGCGGAGGGCCGGGCTGTGAGCGAAACCCCGTCAACCGTCCGTCTCGCTGACGGCCCCGTAACCGTCTACCTCTACGCCGCAACCTCCAAGGAGATTCTCGAAGCGCTCGAACGCCTGCTGCCGCAAATTCGCATGGCAGCGATCAACGAACAGAGGAAGCTCGATGGCCCGCAGCGGTGAAGGCAACCCCTCCGCCCGCATCATGATCGTGGGGGAGTGCTACGGCGAACACGACGCCCGAGTCTCCTCCCCTTTCCAAGGCGCCGGCGGGCAGGAACTCAACCGGATGTTGCAAGAGGTTGGCATCCAGCGCACCGAGTGTTATCTCACCAATGTCGTGAACGAGCGCCCTCCTTTCGGCGACATCGACAAGTGGTGTGTCCACAAGTCCAAGCGCAAGGACATCCGTGCTACGATGAAGCCCCTCGGGGCTTTTTACGTCGAGCCCATCTTCCTCGAGGGCTTCCACCAACTTCTCAAGGAGATCCACCTTGTCCAGCCGAACATCATTCTCGCGCTCGGTAGCACGCCCCTGTGGGCTCTCACAGGCGCCCTCGGCATTACGAAGTGGCGCGGGTCTCAGCTCCGTGTTACGGTTGGCCGCGAAAGTTATCCTAGCGGTTTTCTTGGCCCTACTGATCAGCCGTGGTCTGGGAAGCTTATCCCAACTCTACATCCTTCTTGGGTCGTGCGAGATTTCGGCCAGCGCCCCCTCGTCATCAACGACCTGAAGCGGGTTGTCAAGGAACGAGATACGAAGGAGTATGAAAATGAGCCCACCTGGAATTTTGTTGTCCGACCCTCCACTGCGGCCGTTCTCAGCACTCTGGCCGAACTTACAGCACGAGTGGAATCGGGTCTACTCGAGTGGATTGACTTCGACCTCGAGACGCGCGCAGGTCACATTGCTTGTGCGGGACTGTCGTGGTCGAAAACAGAAGCCCTCTGTATCCCCTTCATGTGCGTCGAAGATCGGACGGGGTACTTCTCTGCGGAAGAGGAAGGCGAGATCGTCTTTCGCCTCTACCGGCTCCTCACCCACCCGAAGGTAAAGGTCCGCTGGCAGAACGGCCTCTACGACGCGCAGTACACTTACCGTCACTGGCACTTCGTCCCACGCGGCGCTCAGGACACGATGATCTCCCACCACAGCGCCTTCTGTGGCCTGCCCAAATCACTGGCCTTCCAGGCCTCGATGTACTGTGACCACTACGTCTACTGGAAAGATGATGGTAAAACCTGGCACGCCGCAATGTCCGAAGACCAGCTCTGGCGCTACAACGGTGTCGACTGCGTCCGAACTCGAGAATGCGGAGAAGTGGAGGCTGATGTTATCCAGCAGCTCGGCCTCCAATCCGTCGACGAGTTCCAGCAAAAATTCTTCTGGCCCGTCCTCCAATGCATGCAGCGGGGCGTCGCCATTGACAAAAAGCTCCGCCAAAAGATGGCTACGACCCTCCTCGAGGAGCTCGAGTCCCGTGAACAGTTCTTTTGTAATGTCTTGGGTCACGCACTCAATCCTAAATCCCCCAAGCAGATGTGCGAGCTTTTCTACGGAGACCTCGGACAACCCAAGATCATGTCCCGAGCAACTAAGGCGTCCCCTGCACATCTTACCTGCAATGACGAGGCCTTACAAAAGATTGCTCTCCGAGAGCCTATTCTCCGACCCCTCATTCGGGCCATCTCCGAATACCGCAGTCTTGGAGTATTCCTATCAACCTTCGTCCTGGCCCCCCTCGACGTGGACGGTAGAATGCGGACGTCCTACAATATCTGCGGTACTGAAACTTTTCGGTTTTCATCTTCTGAGAATGCTTTCGGAACTGGCACCAATCTCCAGAATGTCCCTAAAGGTGGAGATGATGACGAAGGACTCAGCCTCCCTAACATCCGGCGCATCTTCGTTCCTGACCCCGGCTTCACGATCTTCGACACTGACCTCTCCAAAGCCGACCTCCGAATCGTAACGTGGGAGGCGGACGAGCCCGAGATGAAGTCGATGTTGAAAGAAGGCCGCGACCCTTACGTGGAGATTGCCCGTGAATTCTACAAAGATCCCTCGATCACGAAGACCCGTTCTGATGGGACGGAGAACCCGAAGTACAAGACCTTCAAAAGCTTCGCTCACGGTACTCATTATCTGGGTACTCCTCACGGTCTGGCAGCTCGTCTGGGGTTGACGGTTCACCAAGCAGAGACGACGCAGAAGTGGTACCTTCAGAAGAATCGTCGGATCGCCGAATGGCAGAAAGAGTTCTGCGAAGCTCTCAAGTCCCGGCGCTTCGTCCAGAATATCTTCGGGTATCGGCGCTACTACTTTGATCGGATTGACGACGCAACCTGTCGAGAAGCAATCGCGTGGCTCCCGCAATCCACCGTCGCCCTCTACATCAACCGCATCTGGATGAACATCTACGAGAACTACCCGAGCATCTGGATTCTTCTCCAGGTCCACGATTCGCTCGTCGGTCAGTTTCCCACCTGGAAGAAGGTTGAGGCGCTCAAGCAACTCAACGATGCGGCACAGATTGTGCTGCCCTACAACGATCCGCTGATCATTCCGGTCGGTGTCAAAACGTCGGAGGTATCATGGGGCGACTGCTAAAGAAGCTGTACAAGCCACGCATTGTCTGTCTGTCGGGCCTCTGGTACTGTCAGAGCAATCGGCCTGAACTGATCTTCGGATCAGGGGCTACGCCACGCGAAGCTTACCTTAACTGGAAGAGCCAGCTCGAAATCTGCGGTCTCTATTGGGTAGTCTTCGAATGACACGAATCCTCAAGGACTGGCTCCCGGCCTTCATGGACTACACGACAGGGACGGAGGCCCCTCGCCTGATGCATTTCTGGTGCGGGGTCTCTGCTATCGCAGGGGCATTACGTCGCAAGGTCTGGATCGACATGAAGCGATTCAAGTGGACCCCCACATTCTACATCATCTTCGTGGCCCCTCCAGGGGTCATCTCCAAGACGACAACGATGGACCTGGGGATGGATCTCTTGAAAGCGGTGCCGGGTATCAAGTTCGGTCCTGACGTTGTGACGTGGCAGGCGCTCGTCGAACGGTTTGCTGCCGCGCAGGAATCCTTCCAATACGGTGACGAGTGGTTGCCTATGTCCCCCCTCACCCTGGCTTCAGGGGAACTCGGGAACCTCATCGACCCGATGAACAAGGACATGATTAACTTCTACATCACGATGTGGGATGGCCGCTCTTCATTCGAGAAGGGCACGAAGACGAGCGGGAATGACTCGGTCTCTGCACCGTGGATCAACATGATTGGCTGCACCACGCCCCATTGGATCGCAGACAACATGCCCGCAGCGACCGTCGGGGGTGGGTTCACCTCCCGCTGTATCTTCGTCTTCGGGGATAAGAAGGAGAACTTCATCGCCTACCCCGACGAGCATGTCAGCACGGATCATGAAGCGAAGAGAGCGGCCCTGATCGCCGACCTGGAGCACATGGCGATCAACCTTGTGGGGGAGTTCCAGATCACCAAGGAAGCTCGTGCTTGGGGCAGTGCGTGGTATGAGTCCCTGTGGTCCCAGGACGATCGCGATGGTATGACGGATCACTTTAATGGCTACCGTGCGCGCAAACAAACTCACCTGCATAAGCTCGCTATGGTGCTGTCAGTCTCCCGATCCGACTCCCTCATCATTGAGGTTGAGGATCTCATCCTTGCCAACGCAATGCTCGAACAGGCCGAGAAGGACCTCGACAAGGTCTTCTCCCGCATCGGCCGCACAGAGGAGTCCCTCCAAGCCGAACGCTTCATCATGATCGTCAAGCGGCACGGACGGATCGGTTACGCTAAGGCTTACCAACACGTCCATGCTTACTTTCCTGACTTCAAGGACTTCGAAGGCATCCTAGCCGGTGCTATCCGTTCAGGTGTGATCAGGATGGAGTTCGTCGGCGCTCCACGTATGGGCCCGGAAGGCAAGCTAATGCAGGACGCAGAGCTTGTTTATACGGGGGAATAACACCCGGATTGTACCCCCGCATATGACACGCCCTACAGTTAAATCCCTCATCACAGAAGACCTCGGGTACTGCTGCCCCTGGTTCTTCTTTACCCACTTCCGCCAGTCGCAGGTCGTTGCCGATCGCCTGGGAGTAACCAAGCGTGCTGTGCAGTACGCCAAAGCAGATGTAAGGGAAGGCCGCGAGGTCTGCCAGAAGTGCGAAGGGTGCCTCCATCAGAAGGTCACCCTCGAAGGCGAGCTGAGAAAGAAGCCGCTTACGCCTCGGCCTTGAACATGATGTTGTCCAGGCCGGCAGTCGTACCACCCGTACCGTAGGTCGGCGTGACGATGCCGGTTGTATCCACAGTCACTGTGGTAGGAGTCGTACCGTTCCCTGCGACGACAAAGATACGTTTCGCTGCCGGACGCATTCCGACTTGAAGCGAAAATGCCGCAGTCGCTGTCGTACCACTCTGGATGTAGCCCTTCAGTTCGACATTGCCCGAGGCTGCGTTCAAACGAAAGCCCGCCGGCGCAAAGCCAGCTACGTTCGCCCACGTACCATTGAGTGTGGCTGCGGTAAAGTTCCCTGCGCTCAACACCCCACCTGCCATAATCTGCGCTGGTGTAGCGATCTTATTCAGCCCGCCCTGCACGAGTGGGATGGATTCCGTGCCAGTGAGGGTCGTTGCCGCAGGCATTCCAGAAATCTTGATACTCATGTGCTCTCCGTGTAGATGGAAATGAAGTCCTCGGTTTGAATCTCTTCAAGGTTCTCCGCGATGATCGGTTCCGAAGGACCGACGTAGACCAGCCTCGCAGGCTGTGACCACGGCACCGAGGTGTTATCCGGCACCGCCTTCACAAAGTCCTGGGGATGGCGCGGCTCCCAGCACCGGTCGCAGACATACTCGTTCTTCCAGTTGCGCTTGAGTTCGTTCGACTTGAACTTGAACCCGCATTGGAAGCAGACGGCATTCCACGCCCCCGGTTCCCAAGAATCCGCGTGACCCCGTCCTGGGTTACTCATATTTCATCCCCTTCGCATAGCCATGTTTCTGCAAATCCTTGAGCCCGTCCTCGAGTCGGCAGCCGATGTCTGTGCGGAACATCCGATTGCTGGGCCAGTTGATTTCCCACGCAACTTCATACGCTGACTCCCGCGCCTTCTCCACGCTCTCTCCCAGCCCTGTCGCGATGAGGACATAGTCGCCAGCAGTACAGATGGTCTTTTCCGTCTTCACCTCTTTCCCAACCATGACGGGCGCAGAGCATTCCATCGCGGAGCTGAGCCAGATCGACTTCTCGTTTTTCGAGGAGATGCCCGTCAGAGGAAACCCAACCGTCTTCTCCGGGCCAAAGTTCCCGTAGGGGAAATCCCCGTGCGACATTACTACGCCGACACAGACATCGCGCTTGCATTTGAGTTGATCCTTTCCGTCGAGGAGCGCTGCCATCCAGTTCACCGGGTCGCCTTCGTGCAGGGCCATACAGATGTTGAAGTGAGGCCAGCCGAAGCGCATCGTGAACTCGAGCGGCCAGGGCGTGCCATCCTCCCCCACCATGCAGTTCATATCGACGTAGCCCCTGTACCCGAGGTCGAGCAGACGGTCCGTGCACGGCTTGAGGACGTCGTTGAAGAGCTTCGACTCCTTCACATACCGCATGACCGTGCCCATCTCCCCGGTGTTGACGCCCAGCCCTTCGTTCATGAGGCGCTTCTCTTCCCAGTTCTCGTTGATCCATTGCGACCAGCCGTTCTCGTTGAGCCAGCCCCCGACAGCCATCTCGGCTCCTTTGATCGCCTTCTGGAGGAGGAGCTTCCCCTTGAGCGGCCCGGCTTGCTTCCACCGCTCGAGCTTGAACACCATGTCCGCTGGGGACTTGGAGACATAGCTCAGCGACTTATCAGGATTGCCTCCCCAAGGCTTAGAGACAAACGTCTCGCGAGTCTTCTTAACGTGTGCGATTGCCGCATCGTAGTTGGTGAAGACTTCGAAGGGCAGGGTCTCAATGCCACAGCTCTCCAGCACGTCGATACCCACCTCGCGGTCGAGTTCAAGAGCCGCCGCCTTCTCATTACATCCAAAAATCGGATAGCCCTTGGTGAAGTAAGGCCGAAGTTCTGCGCCATATTTCGAGTTGTCCGTGACGACAATGATGTCAGCTTTGTGGATGTACGGCTCCCACTTCGGAACGGAGTCCACAAGCCCCTGGCCGATGGGGGAAGGCTTCCCTGTCCCCTTCTCGAGCGGTTGCCAGAGCTTGACCTCATGCCCGTAGTCCTGGGCGTTGAGGCTGAACGGCAAGCCGCAGTGGTCGAAGTCGAGTACAAGAACTTTCATTTGGAATCCTGCATGAGTCGTTCAAGGCGGCGCCGGCGCTTTTCTTCTTCGCGCTGGTCAGCCGTCTTGCCATAGATTTGAACCAGCCCCGTCATCGAGAGGGCGTCGAGGGGAAGAGAGCCGGTGTTTGTGGATGCTTGGGAGGAGATGGGTAGCATCGACTTTGCCAAGTGGCCGAGGCGACTTCCTTGCATCTTTGGCCCGGCCGTGACCTGCCCCTGCTCCGTTTCCCGAGGGGCGAGGTACTCCGTAGGGAAGACCTGGTTCAGGCCCTCCCTCACCGGCTGGGAGAGCTTGTTCAGCCCTTGCTGCACAGGGTGCGTCATCCAGTGGTAAGGTTCCATCATGTGCTTGGAGAACTGCATCGTCCGTCCATCGCCGAGTTCGAGACGCGTCCAGTCCTTATTGTCCCAGATGTGATGTCCACTCATCGCGTAGTTAATTCCATCCCCCGCCAGCACATAGTACAGCGCCGAACGGAGAACGTACTGGCGGTGCAGGTCAGCGAGGGTGCGCGGGCTGCGGAGGCCCGACAGCCCACTGCCTTCCCCAAACGCCCCTAGAAACGCCCGCGTCGTGGAGATCGTCCAGTCGGGTGCGAACATTGCGATCTGCATTACCTTCCTACCGCGCGGCCCCATCGCCCACTCAGCAATGTCGCGGCCAAACCTTGTCGTCGCCCCTTCGGCAATGCGGCGCCAGTTGATCCCGCCGAAGGTATCGTTTGCAAAGCTCGCCGCGATGTGGGCGATTTCGTCTTCGCTCAGCAGCTTAACCTTCCCCGGATTCTTTTCAGCGGCGCGGGCGTTGTTCTCTTTGATGGCGTTGAACTTTTCACTGAACGTATTGAACTTCAGCCCCGTATGCAGCCGCGCCCACATCGTAACGTCGAAAACTTCGTTCACCTTGATCAGCGGGTCAACGAGCACCTTCCCCGAGCCCTTCACAGCCTTGTCAAGCACCTTCGAGGCGTCGTGCATCGCGGCGTAGAAGGCTCCACCCCCCTCGTCTGCAACGACGGAAGGCTCCTTCTCCATCGTGAACTCAAGCCCACCCTTCATCGCCAGTTCGATCTCTTTGGTCAGGCCGCCTCGCTTGAGGTCCTTGAGGGCTTGGAGCGTCCCCGTGGCTGCGAGGGCGCCGACCTTGCCTGACCCTGCAAGCATCCCAAGCCCAGCGCCAATCAGACCGCCGAGCGCCGGGTCATCTGCGATCATGCCCGTCAGGCCGCCGAGCACCGCACCGCCCAGTATGTACCCCTTGTTCACCTTCGCCGCACCAACATGCGCCTCGACAAGGGACTTCGCATGGAACAGACTCGCCATGACAGCGGTGCGTTTGATCGCCGCGTTCACGGTCTCAAAAGCCCGCACAACTGCGTGGGGGTTTCGCGACTCAAAGAGGAATCGCATCGACCCTTTGAGGTCAGGGTGGACCCGCATTCCCTGCATAGCGGCTCCTGGCATCGGGGTGTAGTCCCTCGGAGCTTCCTTTTCCGGCATCACAAACTTGTTCGCGCTCCCCGGCACAGGCTTCTCTTTCAGAGCCTTGACAAAATTCCTGTCTGCAATCGCCTTCCCCATCGAGTGGGCATACATCCCCAGCATTGTCACGGGGTTCTCAGTCACAGGAGTGTAGCCGGCCTGCTTCGCCGCTTCGAGGGTGACGAACTGCCGCTCCTTTGAGAAGGGGTTCCCCCCATTTCCGCCGGTCTTCTCATAGAGCTTCTGTAGCTCGAACTCCAAGTCCTTCGGGCTGAGGTCATGCAGCCGCGCCATGTAGTTGTCGATGCCCTCCTTGTACACCCCGGCGGCCTTCGCAGCCTTGTCCATTGCAGCGTAGTAGGTCCGGAAGGTCTGCGCAACTTCCCTCTCTGCGGTGGAGAGCCCTGCCATCGAACCGCCGGGTTCGTTCGCCTTCCAAATCGCGGAGAGGCGGGCAGGGTCCGAAACCTTATCCAGGATGGCGTATTGGAGCTGCACCGCCTCGACCCGGAACGCTCGCTCGGCGTAGTCTCGGGCATTCGCTTCGGTGCCGATTCGGAGACGCGTATCTTTCGGGAGGGAGCGGGCGACAGCTACAGCCAGGGCCCCGAGGGCAGCTCCCGTAAGCTTATTCTCCTTGTCCGCCGTACTGTAGCCGATGGCGGTACCAGCCCCTGTCATGGCAAGAGCACGCTTGACATCCCCGCCTGCGATGTTCTTGGCGGCGGCCTTGAGGTGGGAGCCTCGGAGCTGTGTAGCCCCTGCGCCGGCAATGGCGCCTAGGAGAGCTCCGATAGCGGGATGATCGTCGGAAAGGTTTGCGCCGACAACAGCTCCGATTCCGAGCGCCGCGAGGCCGACCATGAGCTTTTGGTCCGCACCACCAAACATCTGGGTACGTTTCCCTGCCGGCATCTTGGCCGAGCCCTCGACAGGGACTTCGATCCAGGTATGGCCAGCGGAGTCGGTGTGCGGCTTGCCGCCGAGTTGGGTTAGGAACTTCTCGACATCCTTCTTGTAGCGATCGTAAATGCCTTGGTGTTCGGGGTTAAATTGCCCGCCCTTAGCAAACTCTTCCGGAGTGGCGTTTGTGTAGTTACGCTCCGGCCACCCCTCCACCTTCGCTACCGTGTCTGCAGTAGCAAAGCGGACATTCCCTTCCCCATTCT